ACCGCACGACCTCCTCCCCCAGCCAATCATTGATCTGCATGAGCCGGGCTTGCACCGGCTCCAGCTCATTGACGGCCCACACCTGGGCAGCCTCACGGATCGAGCCGAAGCCCCCGGCGTTCTGCGGTACCACGCCCATCAGCTGCGGCGGAATGCGCAGCATGGCGAGCTGGTCATCGCGGCTGATGTTCTTGATGGCGCCAAAGTCATCCTTGGCGGCCACCTCACTGATCGGGATCAGCTGGATGCCGTCCTTCTTGCCGTTCGGCGCGTACATGAACAGATTACGGAAATTGCCCGGCCCCTTGCTGTCGCGCATCGCCTTGCGCAGGTCCTTGACGTAATTCTCGTCGAAGGCCGCGTCGGTCATGTAGAGGATGAACCCAGCATGCGAGCCGTTGGCGAAGTACTTGCGCCGGAACAGTGTGGCCGCCTCATTCAACAGCGCGCTCTGCAGACCTGGCAGCCACTCAGGCAAGCCGTAAATCTCCTGGTTGATATCGGCCTCGCGCAGATGGCAAACGCTGCCGCGCTTAAACTCGTGTTCGTCTTTCCAGCCGCGCACCTGGTAGTACGTATCGAGATCCACCCCGCGCCGCATGTACTTGGCCAGGCACGGCAACAGCCCCAGGGCCTGCCGCAGCATATTGTTGCGCTTCTCGAGATACAGGTTGCCCGACCACCCCCAGTCCGTGACGATCTGCTCGAAGGCCGCCCGGCTCAACAGCTTGTGCGGAATGAAGGTGCGGGACAGCGCGTTGCGCTTGAACACCAGGGCAGACGGCAGATAGACGCCCGCTTTCGAGGCCTTCGCCAGGTTATCCAGCGAGACGGGCGGCTCGTACCAGCGCCCGTTGGCGTAGCACTCCAGGTAGTCCAGGAAGTCACGCCCATCGAGCACCGCCGTAGGCTCACCGAAGGTAAAGGCCATGCTGCCGGGCACGCTGGCGGCCGGCTGCTCAGTGATAGTCTCGTTGCTCATCAATAGAACTCCATAACGCCCGTATTGGCTGCCGTCTGGCCTTCCAGGGGCTCGTTGTGCAAAGCGTGGAACAGCGCCCACGCAAGATCGGCGTGGCCCGTGTTGTCGTTGCGACCGGCTGTGTAGGTGAACTGCCGCCCGCCCGGCGTGACCGTCTTGCGAATCGCCATCAGCGACTGCGCCATATCCGTCCAGCCCGCGTCGAATTCGAGGCGGCCCTGGCTGATCACATGCCACGCCTTCATCACCAGGCGAGTTTTCACCTCGGGGCTGTAGCTGAATGTCGTCAGGCCGGGGAAGAACTGGCGCACCAGTTGCGCCACGGCGCTGCCGATGCCGGTGGTATCGATACCGATATAGGTGACCCAATAGCGCTGGGTGACCTTCTGAATCGTCCTGGCCTGGCTGTCGAAGTCCATGCCCTTGAACTGGTGGCGCTCCAGGATGCGGAATTTCCCGCCCGGTACCGCCGGCGGCGCCACTACCACCAGGCCGGCCGAGTCGCCGCTCTCCGCAGGGTCATAGCCAACCCAGACTTGGCGCGAGCCAAACGGGCGCATCTCCAGCGGTTTGAAGTCATCCCAGTCGACCCAACTGTCCACCATGCCGCTCTGCAGCATGCTCAGCGGGAAGATGCTCGCCCCGTCGTCGACGAACTGACACATCAACAGGTTCTGGAACGCCGCCGCGTCGTACTCGCGCCGCAGCTCATCGATGTCGAACAGGTCGCAGCCTCGGTCGGCCGCATCCAAAATCGTCACGATCTGGCGCCAGATCGAGTCCTCGCACAGCCGGCCTTGCTGCAGCTCTGCGTGGCTTACATCCAGATTGATATGCTCAGCAGACGGCTTGCCCTTGTTGAACCGCTCGCCCGTCCAGAAGGTGTAGGCCTCATGCGCCATGCTGCTCGGCGTCGAGAAGTACGTCCGGCGGTAGCGCTTCTGCATCGCCATGCCGCTGGCGACCTTGTTCAGCTCCTGGAATTTGTAGGTCCAGAAGAACTCGTCGAAGTAGAAATTGCCGTGATAGCCCTGGGCGGTGCGCGCATTGGTACCCAGGAAGTGCAGCTCTGCGCCGTTCGGCAGGATGATCGGGTCGCCGGCCAGCTCCACCCCCACCACATCCCGCGCGAAGGCCTGGATATAGGCCTTGAAGATATGCGCCTGCGCCTTCGACGCAGACAGGAAAATCTGGTTGCGCCCGGTGATCAGCGCATCGATCAGCGCCTCGCGTGCGAAGTAGAACGTGGCGCCGATCTGCCGGCTTTTCAGGATGACGCGCGTGCGCTGGTCGCCTGCCCGGTGCCAATCGAGCTGGTAGTCGAAGCACCCTTCGAGGAAGGCCTCGACCAACTTCTCGGTCTGTTCCTCTGTAATGTCGTTGCGCTTGGGCTTACGCTTCGGCCCGGCGTTGCGCTTGTCCAGCTCCGGGTTTAACTCGGCCTCTGTACCGCCTTCCTGGAAGCGAGCAATACGCGCTTGCCGCTCCAGCTGCCTGCCAAGCAGGTCGATTTCCTTGTAATCGGCGCCCGACTTCGGGTCTTTCAGAATCAGCTGAACAAGCCGCGCCTCGGTGGCGGCCTGGATACGCTCCAGCGGCGTGGAGCGGTCCCACTCGTCGCGGGCCTTCCAGCTGTGCAGGGTCTTTTCTTTCTCGCCGATCAGTTCAGCGATCTCGCACACGCGATAGCCCTGCCAGTACAAGTGCTTGGCGTGGCGGCGGTGATCGGTGGGCAAATCGACAATGGCATTCATGGCGCCGATGCTGCCGTTCGCGCGCGCGAGCCCCTATCAGCGCGCCCTGTACCGCGCCCCGCTACAGGCTCAGCGCGTTGCCGCCTCTGCCCAGCCTGCCGACCATGCCCTCAACGCGAAACCCGCACCGAGGATTACCCCGCATGGCCGCCACCAAGAAAACCGTCTCCAAATGGACCCGCATTGCCGTCGAAGGCGCCACCACCGATGGCCGCAACATCGAGCGCCAATGGATTCAGGAGATGGCCCAGCAGTACAGCCCCAACACCTACGGTGCTCGCCTGAACTGTGAGCACCTGCGCGGCGTCTGGCCGGGCAGCGACTTCGGCGCATACGGCGACGTTGTCGCCCTCAAGGCCGAAGAGGTCGACATCGACGGCAAGAAGAAACTGGCCCTGTTCGCCCAGATGGTGCCTACCGACACCCTCATCGAGCTGAACAAGAAGGGGCAGAAGGTTTACACCTCCATTGAGATCAACCCGAAGTTCGCCGACACCGGCAAGGCCTACCTGGTCGGCCTGGCCATCACCGACAGCCCCGCCAGTCTCGGCACTGAAATGCTCCAGTTCAGCGCCAAGAACGGCGCCCTGGCCAACCGCAAGCAGGACAAAGACAACCTCTTCACAGCCGCCGAAGAAACTGCCCTTGAGTTCGAGGAAGTCGACGACATCCCCAGCAAGTTCGCCGCTCTCAAAGAGCGCCTCGGCGATCTGCTGAAACTGAGCAAGGACAAGGAAGGCAAGGACGCTACTCACTTCGCCGAACTGGGCGAAATGATCGAAAGCTTGGCCGAGCACGGCGCCAAGCAGGCCGACGCCTTCGCCAGCGTGAAGACCGCCCACGAAAAACTCCAGGCAGCCCACGACAAGCTGTCCACCGAGTTCGCCGACCTGGTCAAGCGCCTCAGCGAAACCGAAGACCACAGCCAGCAGCCCCAGCGGCCGGCCAACCCCGGCGGTGACGGCAACGTCGTCGCCGAGTTCTGACCCCAAGCCGCCACCAAGCCACCAGTTCGGAGTAACACCATGCAGAAGCACACCCGCATCGCCTTCAACGGCTACATGGCCAACCAGGCGAAAATCAACGAGGTCGAATCGGCCGCGGTGACCTTTAACGTCGCGCCGACCCCGGCGCAGAAGCTGGAAAAGGCGATCCAGGAATCGAACCGCTTCCTGACCAAAATCAACATCATCCCGGTCGACGAGCCTGAAGGTGAAGCCATCCTGCTCGGCGTCAACGGCCCGACTGCCAGCCGCACCAAGACCGACGCAGCCACTGGCAAAAAGCGCAAGCCGCGCGATGTCAGCGCCCTTAGCAAAGACACCTACGCCTGCAAGAAAACCAACTTCGACACCGCCTTCCCCTACGCCAAGCTCGACGCCTGGGCCAAGTTCCCCGAGTTCCAGACCATGCTGTCGGGCTCCATCGCCGTACAGCAGGGCCTGGACCGCATCATGATCGGCTTCAACGGCACCAGCGCCCAGGATGACACCGACCTCGACGCCAACCCGATGCTGCAGGACGTGAACATCGGCTGGCTGCAGAAAATTCGCGTAGGCGCGCCGGACCAGGTCATCAGCGAAGGCGATGCCGTCGCCGGCAAGGTCACTGTGGGCGCGACTGGCGATTACAAGACCCTCGACGGCCTGGTGTTCGACGCCATCCAGCTGCTGGCCCCGTGGCACCGCAAACGCAAAGACCTGGTGGTCATCGTTGACCCGCAGCTGCTGCACGAAAAGCAGCTCAAGGCAGTCGAGAAAGGCGCCGAGTCCAACGTCGAAGATAACGCCGCCGACGAAGTGGTCACCAAGGGTCGCCTGGGCGGCCTGCCCATCGAGCACGACGCCCCCTTCTTCATCGACGGCGGCGTACTCATAACCCCACTCAGCAACCTGTCGATCTACGTCCAGAGCGGCAAACGTCGTCGCCACATCCGCGACGAGCCGGACTTCGACCAGGTCGCCGACTACCAGTCCTCTAACGAGGCCTATGTCATCGAAGACTTCGGCGCCATCGCCCTGGTCGAGAACATCGAGAAGGTCTAAGCCATGGCATCCCTTGCCCAGCGCACCCAACTGCGCAAGCGTGCCGAAGCGGAATCGGCACGCACCGCACCACCGGCGCTCATGGACGGGCTCACCACCTACGAGCTCATGCTCGCCAAGCTGCAACAGGATCAACTGCGCCTGAAACAGGTGCAGTCCAACCAGAACAAAGCCCTGCTCAAGGCTGAGTTGCTGCCCGAATACGCCGACTACGTTGCCGGCGTGCTCGCCGGCGGCAAGGGCGCGCAAGACGACGTATTCGTGACCGTCATGCTCTGGCGCTTCGACGCGGGCGACTTTGCTGGCGGCCTGCAGGCTGCGGCCTACGTGCTCCAGCACGAGCTGAAAATGCCCGAGCGCTTCAACCGCACCACCGGCTGTGTGGTCGCCGAAGAGATCGCCGAGGCCGCCCTCCGCGCCCTCAAGACCGGCACTGCCTTCGACCTCGAAGTCACCCTGCAGGCCAACGAGCTCACCGCGCGCCACGACATGCCAGACGCCGCCCGCGCCAAGCTCATCCTGGCCATCGGTCGCCTGTACGCGCTCAAGGTCAAGGACGATGCCAGCGGCGAAGACCTGGGCAACCTCGTCAACGCCAAGGAATACCTGACCAAGGCCATCAGCCTCTACAGCGCCTGCGGCGCCAAAAAGGATCTGGAGCGCGTCGACCGCCTCCTCAAGAAACACGCCGACACCAACGGCTAACCGAGCGTCCCACGCACCCGGCGGCTCGGGGCCGATCAGCTGGTAACTCCTTCCCAAGCTGTGACGCCCCGACCACCGCCGACTAATTCCGAGGCACCGCATGAGCGCGTTCGTAGCGGGCGGCACCCCTAACGCCCCGTATCCCATCAGCAACGCCGACTTCTGGCCCGAGATCGACGGCCAGAAGCTGCGCGCCGCCATGCGTATCGACTCCAGCGTCACCGACGACCGCCTAGAAGTCGCCACCGTCAACGCCATGATCGAGGCCAACCGCGAGCTGGCCGACTACCGCACCGCCCGCCAGGCAGAAGGCCACGCCACCCTGGGCGCCGTACCGGCCGAGAAGATCAAGGACGAAAGCCAGCTGCTGCACCTCTATCGCCGCATCGTCTATTGCCGCGCCCTGGCCGAACTGATCGAGCGCTATCGCAGCTACGACGCCACCAACAGCGGCGAGCAGAAAGTCACCGAGGAAGAAACCAGCCCCGACCAGCTCCGGCGCGACGCCCGCTGGGCGCTGCGCAACATCCTCGGCGAGAGCCACAACACCGTGGAGCTGCTCTGATGCCCACCGTCATCGCCGCCCAGGGCGACACCGTCGACAGCATCTGCTGGGAGTACTACGGCCGCACCGCCGGCGTTACCGAGGCCGTGCTCGACGCCAACCCAGGCCTGGCCGACCTCGGCCCGATCATCCCCCACGGCACCGCCGTGACCCTGCCGGACGCAGCCCCGCAAGCCGAACAACCGCAAGTGGTTAACCTATGGAACTGACGATCTACAAGACCGGCGGCTTGGGTACGACCCACGTACAGAACACACCGATCTTCCTGGCGCTCTACAAGGGCAAGGGCCAACTGTTCAACGCCCTTATCCGCGCATGGACGGGCTCCATCTACAGCCACTGCGAACTGGTCATGCCCGACGGCCGCTGGCTGTCCGCCTCGGCCATGGACGGCGGCGTACGCGCCAAGCGCATCGACTACAAGCCCGAACACTGGGAGCTGATCCAGGTGCCCTGGGCCAACGCCCGCCGCATCGAGCAGGTTTTCGACCAGTACGAAGGCAGCGGCTATGACTGGTCCGGAATTTTCCTCAGTCAACTTCTGGCCCGCGGCATTCACAGCGAAAGCCGCATGTTCTGCAGCGAGTTTTGCGCCGAGGCCCTGGGCTTCGCCGACATCGGCCAGTGCTTCAACCCCATGCTGCTCGGCGCTGTGGTGCGCCGCATTAACCGGCTGCCGTTCGTGCAGCTTGCCCACTCGCTAGCCGAGGGCCACCCGGATGCCAAACATGCCTGACCGTCCTGAAACCTGGGCCATGGTGCTCGCCTGGCTGGAGCATCACCACCCGCTGGTATACGCCGCCGTGCTGTCGGCCACGCTTGCCGCCGCCCGCCTCATCTACAACGGCGGCAGCATCCGCCGCGCCCTGGGTGAGGGCTTTATCTGCGGCCTGATCACCCTGGCACTCAGCAACGGCCTGCCGCTGTTCGGCATGCCCGTTGAAGTTGCGCCCTTCTTCGGCGGCATGGTCGGCCTCATCGGCGCCGACGGCGTGCGCGCCGGCCTAAACCGACTCGCAGCCCGCAAGGTAGACACCCTATGAACAAGCCCTCCACCCTCGAACACGGCTCCAAAGGCCAGGCCGTCATTGCCCTGCAAAAGGCCCTCAACGCCGCCGGCGCCAAGCTGTTCCCCGATGGAGACTTCGGCGACGAAACCGAGAAAGCCGTCCGCGCCTATCAGCTCAAGAAAGGCCTGGTAGTCGACGGCCGCGCCGGCGAGAAGACCCTCGGCGCCCTGGCCGGCGCCGACTGCAGCAAGCTGCTCAGCAACGCCACCCTGGTGGCAGCCGCTGCGCGCCTGGGCGTGGAGCTGGCCACCGTCTACGCCGTCAACGAAGTCGAGAGCGCCGGCGCTGGCTTCTTGGCCAACGGCAAGCCCAAGGCCCTATTTGAGCGCCACGTCATGCACGCCCGCCTGTCCCTGGTGCGCAACAAGGGCGATGACGCGGCCGCCCTGGTCGCCCATGCCGATCAACTCGCCCTCACCTACCCCAACCTGGTCAGCCGCAAGCCCGGCGGCTACGCCGGCGGCACTGCCGAACACCAGCGCATTGCCCAGGCCCGCATGCTCGACGCCCTCTGCGCCGACGAGTCGGCATCGTGGGGCGCCTTCCAGATCATGGGCTACCACGCCACGCGCCTCGGCTATGCCAGCGTCGCCGAGTTCGTAAGCCTCATGCACCAGGATGAAAACCAGCAGTTCGAGGCCTTCGTCCGTTTCATCGAAAAAGACCCAGCGTTGCTCAAGGCCCTCAAGGCCAAGAAGTGGGCGGCTTTCGCCGAGGGCTACAACGGCCCGGCTTACGCCCGCAACCTCTACGACGTGAAGCTCGAACGCGCCTACCAGCGGCACGCCGACTGCGGCTGTGGCCAGAAGGCCGCCGCGTGACCGCCCTGCGCCAAGTCCTTTATGGCGCCGCCCTGCTCGGCGCCCTTGGCTTGCTGCTGTGGGGCACCTACCAGCAGAGCGAGACCGCATCGGCACGCGCCGAGCGAGACGCCCAACTCATCGACCAACTCACCCAGCGCAGCGCCCGCCAGGCCGCCAGCATCGTCCGCCTCGGTGGTGAGCTTGCCGCCTGGCGCGTCGCCCAGCAGGGCATGCAAACGGCACAGGCCGACGTGCGCCAACAGCACGCCAACAGCCAGATCCAGAAACAGGAGATAAGCCGCAATGACCCGAGTTTTAGTGATTGGAGGCGTCAGCCTCTGCCAGGCACTGCTCGCCGGCTGCATGAGCGCCCCGCCCTTACCGGAGCCAGTGGTTACCGTGACTGGCTGTCCCGTCGTAACGCGCTGCAGCCTGCTGCCGGCAGCGCCGCAGAATAACGCCGACCTTAGCGACGACAGCGACTACCTGCTGTCCGCCTGGGCCGAATGCGCCGCCCAGGTCGACGCCGTTTACGAAGACCAGCAACAACAGCCGAAGGCCGATCCTTGAACAAACCCAACAGCCTGCGCGACCACTTGCTCGCCGCAGACACAACCCTCGCGCAGAACCCCGAGCGGCTGCTCGTCTTCATCGACGAGGGCAACATCCGCGCCACGGCCGCGCCGGGGCTGTCGTTCGAATGGCTCTACACCCTCAACATCATCATCACCGACTACGCCGGCCACCCCGACAACATCGCTATCCCCCTGCTGGCCTGGCTACGCCGCAACCAGCCCGACCTGCTCACCAACATCGAAAAGGGCAAAGACGCCATCGGCTTCGAAGCTGACATCCTCGGCAACGACAAAGTCGACCTGTCCATCACCCTGCCGCTCACCGAGCGCGTGATCGTCAAACGCTTGCCGGACGAAAGCCTCGAAGTCACCCACCCGCCCGAGCCGGACTTCGGCCTATGACCGACAACCTCGCAGCCCTGGAGGACTGGGCCGGCGCCCTGCTGGCCAAGCTCAGCCCTGCCGAGCGGCGCAAGCTCACAACCCGCATCGGCCGCGACCTGCGCCGCAACCAGCAACAGCGCATCGCCACCCAGCGCAACCCGGACGGCACCCCCTACGCCCCGCGCAAGGCCAAGGCATTGCGCGGCAAACAGGGGCGCATCAAGCGCCAGATGTTCACCCGCCTGCACCAGGTCAAACACCTTCGCCTGCAGAGCACTGCCGATTCCATCGGCATCGCCTTCACTGGTCGCATTGCCCGTATCGCCAAGGTCCACCAACGCGGCCTGCGCGACCGCCCCGCCCGTGGCCAAGCCGAAGTGCAGTACGCCAAGCGCGAGCTGCTCGGCTTCAACCACGCCGCCATCGAAATGATCCGCGACCAGTTGCTCGACCACCTCACCCGCTGACCTCACCCTGTAACGCGCCCCGCTACAGGGGCCACCGCGTGCGCCCCGCGCGCGTGAGCCGCAGCATCAGCGGCATGAACAGCCTCGCCGAACTCGCCCGCCTTATCGAAAACCTGATCCGCTTCGGCACCGTCGAAGCCGTCCAGGTCGATCCGCCACGCGTGCGCATCAAAACCGGCAAGAACCTCACCACCTGGCGCCCCTGGCTCAACCTGCGCGCCGGCGAAGACCGCGAGTGGGACCCACCCACAGTGGGCGAGCAAGTCATCCTCTTCAGCCCCTCCGGCAACCTCGCCCAGGGCGTAGCCCTCACTGGCCTGAGCAGCGACCAGCACCCGGCCAACGGCGACCGTGAAGGCCTGCACCGCCGCACCTACCGCGACGGCGCCGTGATCGAGTACGACAGCCTTGCCCACCACCTGCGCGCCACCCTGCCTGGCAGCGCCGAGCTGATCGCCGCTGGCAACATCACCCTCAACAGCGGCGGCGACATCCAGATCGCCGCCGCCGGCAACGTCGCCATTACTGGCGCCCGTGTGGACCTCAACTGATGCCGGCCGTAACCCGCAAGGGCGACAACTGCACCGGCCACGGATGCTGGCCACCACGCCCCAGCACCGGCGCGAGCCCTGACGTATTCGTCAACGGCATCGCCGTGCACCGCCAGGGCGACGCCTGGGCCGCGCACACCTGCCCGACCATTCCCGAGACGCACGCCAGCGTGCTCGCCGCAGGCAGCGCCACCGTATTCGTCAACAGCAAGCCGATTGGGCGCATCGGCGACCCCGTCGCCTGTGGCAGCAACGTCGCCGCCGGCTCGCCCAACGTATTCGCAGGGGGCTGAGCATGATCGGCATGAACGCCCGCACCGGCCGCACCATTACCAGCCAGCAGCACCTGGCCCAGTCCATCGAAGACATCACCACCACCCCGGTGGGTAGCCGCGTTATGCGCCGCGAGTACGGTTGCCACCTCGCCAACCTCGTCGACTGGCCGCTTAACGCCGCCAACCGCCTGCAGGCCTATGCCGCCGTCGCCACCGCCCTCATGCGCTGGGAGCCGCGCATCCGCCTCAGCCGCGTGCTGCTCACCCCCAGCACCGTACCCGGCCAAGCGTTCCTGGACGTAGAGGGCACCGTGACCGACACCAACGAGCCCTTGAGCCTGCGCGTGCCCATCAACCTGGGGGCTGCCGCATGACCATCACCTTTACCCCCATCGACCTCAGCCAGCTACCGGCCCCGAATGTCGTCGAGCCTATCGACTTCGAAGCCATCCTCGCCGAGCGCAAGGCCTACGCCATCAGCCTCTGGCCGGCCGACAAGCAAGCCGAAGTCGCCGCCACCCTGGCCCTGGAATCCGAGCCGCTCACCAAGCTGCTGCAGGAAAACGCCTACCGCGAAACCCTCTGGCGGCAGCGCGTCAACGAGGCCGCACTCGCCGTGCTGCTGCCCTTCGCCAAGCGTGCCGACCTGGAGCAAATCGGCGCCCGCTTCAACGTCGAGCGCCTGGTCATCGTACCGGCCAACCCGAACGCGGTACCGCCTGTGGCGGCGGTCATGGAAGAAGACGACAGCCTGCGCGAACGCATCCAGATGGCCATGGAAGGCCTGAGCACCGCCGGCCCACGCAACGCTTACATCTTCCACGCCCGCAGCGCGGACGGCCGCGTGGCCGACGCCACAGCCATCAGCCCGGCGCCGGCCGAGGTCCTGGTCACCGTGCAAAGCAACCTGGGCAACGGCACCGCTTCCGCTGAGGTACTCGGCATCGTCGACGCCTACCTGTCCGACGAAGACCGCCGCCCGGTCGCCGATCGCCTCACTGTGCAGAGCGCCGAGGTGCTTCCCTACCAGGTCAACGCCGTGCTGCACCTCACCAGCACCGGCCCCGAGGCCGAGCCGATCCGCGCCGCCGCCCTGGCCCGTGGGCTGGCCCTGGTCAACCGTCGTCGTCGCCTGGGTATGGAAGTGAACCGCTCCGCGCTGGACGCCGCCCTACACATCGAAGGCGTCAAGCGTGTGGACCTGGTCGACTGGGTCGACGTGGTCGCCACACTCACCCAGGCGCCTTACTGCACCGCCTTCAACGTCTCGGTGGCCGAGTAATGGCCGCCCGCTTGCTGCCCGGCAATGCCCATGAGCTGGAGCGCCACGCCGCCGAAGCCCTGGCGCAGATCGAGCGCGTACCCGTGCCGCTGCGCGACCTGTGGAACCCGGACACCTGCCCCGTCGAGCTGCTGCCGTACCTGGCCTGGGCGTTCTCGGTAGATCGCTGGTCGCCGTCCTGGCCCGAGAGCGCCAAGCGCGCCGCCATCCGCAGCGCGTACTTCATTCACGCCCGCAAAGGCACCATCGGCGCCCTGCGCCGCGTAGTGGAGCCGCTGGGCTACCTGATCGAGGTGCGCGAGTGGTGGGAGGAAGTGCCGGCCGGCGTGCCCGGCACCTTCCGCCTGCTGATCGGCGTGCTCGACACCGGCATCGACGAAGCCATGTACCAGGAACTGTCATTCCTGATCGACGACGCCAAGCCCCTGAGCCGCCACCTGATCGGCCTGGCCATCGGCCTGGAAGTGCGCGGCCGCACCTACATCGGCGCCGCAGCCGTCGACGGCGAAACCCTCACCGTCTACCCCTACGCCCCCGGCCCCATCGAAGTCAGCAGCCCCGCTGTGCTGCTCGGCGGCGCCGCCCACCACATCGACACCATGAGCATCTACCCATGAGCCAAACCTATTTCGCCATTCTCACTGATCGCGGCGAGGCCAAGCTCGCCAACGCCCAGGCGCTGGGCACCCAGGTGCAGTACAGCCACATGGCCGTGGGCGATGGCAACGGCAACCTCCCGACGCCAGATCGCCTGCAGCCGGCGCTGGTGCGCGAGCAGTACCGCGCCGGCCTGAATGAACTGAAGGTCGACCCGCTCAACGCCAGCCAGATCATTGCCGAGCTGGTCATTCCCGAAGGCGTGGGCGGCTGGTGGATTCGTGAAATGGGCATCTATGACGCCGATGGTGACTTGGTCGCCGTCGCCAACTGCCCGCCCAGCTACAAGCCGTTGCTGGCCGAAGGTTCCGGCCGCACCCAGGTGCTGCGCATGGTGCTGATCGTCTCCAGCACCGCCGCCGTGCAACTCAAGATCGACCCCAGCGTAGTGCTCGCCACCCGTGCCTATGCGGACAGCCTGATCGCCGTGCACATGGCTGCCGCCGACCCGCACCCGCAGTACAAGACCGAGGTCGCCACACAGGCCGAAGCCGAGACCGGCGCGAACAACGTCAAGCGCATGACCCCGCTGCGCGTGTTCCAGGCCATGCGCTCAGCTGCCGCACTCGCCACCGAGGCTCTGCGCGGCGTGCTGCGCGTGGGCACTCAGGCCGAGGTAGACGCCGGTGCGCTGGATGACGTCGCCGTCACCCCCAAGAAGCTCCGCCAGGGCTTCTCATGCCTGCTGGCCGTAAACGGCTATATCGCACTGCCGTCCTGGCTGGGCGGCTTGATCGCAAATTGGGGCTATGCAGACATCACCACCAACTCAACCGGTGGCACAGCAACCGTCACCCTGGCTCACGCCTACCCAAATGAACATTGGGGAGGAGTTGGTAACTACAAGCGCGCTTCGATCATCAGTGACGCCCTGCCGGTAAGCACATTTCCCACCAGCCTTAGCACATTGACAGTCACGCTCGATGCCGCAACAGGTTCCGGCACACCAACGGGTGTGCAACAAGCCTTCTACATCTCTTTGGGTAAATGACCATGAAATACTTCTTCTGCCCTGCCACCAAAGGCCTCTACCCCGGAGCGGTCACCGGTGAAGCCATCGGCAAACCGGTTGTCGAAATCACGGAGCAGCACTATATGGAGCTTGCCGGCCGGCAGCTCGATGCAGACGAGAACGGCAACCCTGTATTAGCCAGCACCGTCTACGTGCCTACCGAGACAGACCTCTGCCAACGCATCGACTCCGCAGCCGACGCCGCCCGCCACGCCGTAGCCGGCGACCCGCTGCGCGCTGTTGAATACGACCGCGCCCATGTGGCCGCCAAGCAGTTCGCCGCCGCCGACTACCAGGGCGAAGTGCCCGCCATGGTCGCCGCCTGGGCCATCAACGGCCGCACACCTCAGCAGGCAACTGACGACATCCTGCTCGAGGCAGCCCAATACAGCGAGGCACTGGTGCAACTACGCACCATTCGTCTGAAGGCTAAGGAGCAGATCCGCGCAGCTGTAGCAGAGGGGAAAATCACGTTAGCCCAAGAGATTAGCCTCACCACGGAGGGCTTGATCAAAAACCTCGTCGCAGGGCTGGGAAACAATGTTAAGTAGGAAGAGGTGCAGCATCGCTGCCTTACAAAGTAGTGCACGACCGAGGGTCTGAATGTTAAAATCCCAAAAAAATTTATCTAAAGACTCCCCATGATCAAATACAGAGCTGAACTCGACGGGCTGCGCGCAATAGCAGTCTTGAGCGTTATTCTTTTCCACGCCGGCTTCAAAAGATTCGAAGGCGGCTTTGTTGGAGTAGATATTTTTTTTGTTCTCTCAGGATTCCTCATAACTTCTATAATAATAAAAGACATAGAAGCACATAGATTCAGCTTTGCAAGCTTCTATGAGCGCAGAATAAGAAGACTCTTACCACCCTTATTGCCAGTTCTCCTAATAACGAGCCTCCTCTCCATAACCCTTCTCAGCGAAGAGCAACTTTCCAGCACCGCAAAAAGCGTATACGCAACACTAAGCGTAGTATCTAACTGGTATTTCCTTTCAACTGTCGGATACTTTGATGGCCCTGGCCACACCACGCCACTATTGCACACTTGGTCACTATCAATAGAAGAGCAGTTTTATCTATTCTTCCCGATAACAATACTTGTGCTATATCGACTCAATATCGACATAAAAAAAATCATCCCTGCATTCCTAGTCATATCATTTCTTTACTCTACATACCTAGTTTCAACCAGCACTACAGAGAATGCCTTCTACAACTCAGCCGGAAGGTTTTGGGAGCTTTTGGTTGGGGCGTTACTTGCCTGCATAAAAAACCCAGCGCCTGACAGACAATCCCACCGTGACTGCATGGAGGTAGCTGGCTTCTTAATGATACTTTGGCCAATACTAAAGTACGAGCCAGACATGTCATTCCCCGGACCGTCAGCACTACTGCCAACAATAGGGACTGCACTTATCATTGCAGCAGGCGGCAAAGGACGCTACGTATCACGAGCGCTAAGAATAAAACCATTGGTTTTTATAGGGCTAATATCTTACGCACTCTACCTGTGGCACTGGCCTCTCTTAGCCTTTATAAATATCACTCTTTCGGAACCAAGCCGAGCAATTATAGTTACTGCGATTGCCCTATCATTTGCGCTTGCGACCCTCTCCTACTTTTCAATCGAGAAACCGATAAGAGAAAAGAGAGCACTGCAGTCTCAAGGGGCAGCTTATAAATTCGCATTTTTAACTTTCATCGTTACAATTGGAAGCACAGCGATACTGTCGTCCCCCGACGCAAACCCCTTAAGAGAAAAAGCATCTAGCTTTGCATATAAAGCAATATATGGCTCCAAAGCATTACCAATCAAGAGAATTGAAGAAGAGCGCACGCACTACTTGACCAACCTAAACTTGAATTACACTGGCAGCTCAGGTGACTTCAGCCTGAAAGAGCACCGCGGCTACACATGCAGCTTTGACAACAACAACACAACAACCAAAATACTTCAGTGTGTTATTGGGCAAGCAAAAAGCGAGAATGTACTTTTGATTGGCGATAGCATTGGAAGAGACACTATGCTTTCGCTTAGAAAGGCTTATCCAAACACAAACTTCATAATGCTTCATAATTCCTCCTGCCCAGCAACAGAATTTACCGAGGGTGGCAAGGTATGCTTTGACGGCCTCAAGAAAGTTTTAGAAGAAACAGTCAAGAGCATCAATATAAGAGGGATAGTAATCAACTTTTCCTATCATCCTCTCTTCTGGGAACGCTTCAATAACGGGCTACCCGAAATAATTCATTACGGGAAACCAGTCGTAGTTCTAGGCGTGACGCCATTCTTCAAAAAATCAATTGGCGACCAACTGAAAACAAACTGGAGCAATGAGATACCTCTGGGCGTTAGCAAGTCTGAGACTTCATTGCTGCAATGGAACTACGACGAAGTAGTAGAGAAGGCCAAAGCAATTAGCACCACCAATAATGTTCCTTTCATTGATCTATCATCATTCTATTGCCCTAAGGAATCTTGCTCGCTCTGGATTGATGGCGACATTCAAAAACCTTTATTCATTGACACTCAACACATAAGCGAGCTCGGGATGAGTAAGCTTGGAGATTTTCTTTCTCAACAGCCGGAAATCTCCGAGATAATTTCTGCGCCTCATCACATAGCTGATAACCAATAGTCTTTTACTAATAGCCCGCATTTATGCGGGCTATTTTTATCCCCGCCCTGTACCGCGCCCCGCTACAGCCCCCGCCGCTCGCGCCGCTTGCGCGCGCGCGTCACCCTCAAGGCTCACTGCAACGGCACCACGCCACCAGGAGCTAGCCCATGTCCACCGAATTTCACCATGGCGTGCGCGTCCTCGAAGTAAACGAAGGCACGCGCCCCATCCGCACGATCTCCACCGCCGTGGTGGGCATGGTCTGCACCGCGTCTGACGCCGACCCCGCAACATTCCCACTCAATAAACCGGTGCTGCTCACCAACGTGCTCACCGCCAGCGGCCAGGCCGGCGAACTCGGCACCCTGGCCCGCAGCCTGGATGCCATCGCCGACCAGACCAAGCCCGTCACCGTCGTGGTGCGCGTGGAAGATGGTGAAGGCGCCGACGACGCCGCCAAGGAAGCCGACCAAACCACCAAGATCATCGGTGGCGTCACCGCTGGCGGCCAGTACACCGGCCTCAAGGCCCTCATGGCGGCCGAGGCACAGCTCGGCGTGCGTCCGCGCATCCTCGGAGTGCCGGGGCTCGACAACCTGCCGGTCACCACCGAACTGGCCGCCATCGCCGAGCAAATGCGCGCCTTCGCCTACGCCAGCGCCTGGGGCGCCGACAACGTATCCGAGGCCATCGCCTACCGCGAGGGCTTCGGCTCGCGCGAGCTCATGCTCATCTGGCCCGACTTCGTGTCCTGGGACACCGCCAGCAGCAGCAACGCCCCGGCCGCAGCCGTCGCCCGCGCCTTGGGTCTGCGCGCCAAGATCGACCAGCAGGTCGGCTGGCACAAAACCCTGTCCAACGTCGCTGTCAACGGCGTGACCGGGCTGTCCCGCGATGTCTATTGGGACCTGCAGAACCCCGCCACTGATGCCGGCCTGCTCAACGCCAATGAAATCACCACCCTGATTCGCCGCGACGGCTTCCGCTTCTGGGGCAACCGCACCACCAGCAGCGACCCGCTGTTTGCCTTCGAGAACTACACCCGCACCGCCCAGGTGCTGGCTGACACCATGGCCGAAGCCCACTTCTGGGCGATCGACAAGCCTATGTCCGGCAGCCTGGTCAAAGACATCATCGACGGCATCAACGCCAAGTTCCGCGAGCTGAAAACCGGCGGCTACATCATCGACGGCCAGTGCTGGTTCGACCCGGACGCCAACGACAAAGACACCCTCAAGGCCGGCAAGTGCTTCATCGACTACGACTACACGCCCGTACCGCCGCTTGAAGACCTCACCCTCCGCCAGAGCATCACCGACCGCTACCTCATGACCTTCGCCGAAAGCGTCAACGCGGCCTGACCCATTCACCCGCGCGGCCCAGCCGCGCCGTAGGAGAGCAACACCATGGCGCTGCCCAAAAAGCTCAAGCACATGAACATCTTCAACGACGGTAACAGCCACCAAGGCGAGGCCAAGACCGTCACCTTGCCCAACCTCACCCGCAAGATGGAGGCCTACCGTGCCGGCGGCATGGACGGCCCGGCAAAGGTCGACCTCGGCCTCGGTGACGACGGTATTCAGCTCAGTTACACCCTGGGCGGCTGGTCGCTGATCACCCTGCGCCAATACGGCGCCGTGCGCGCTGATGGCGTGATGCTCCGCTTCATGGGCTCCGTTCAACGTGACGACAGCGGCGATACCAGCGCCGTCGAAGTGGTGGTGCGCGGCCGGCATGAAGAAATCAGCTTCGGCGACGCCACCCCCGGCGAAGACACCGAACACGAGATCACCACCACCTGCACCTACTACAAGCTCACCGTAGACGGCGAAGTGATCATCGAGATCGACATCCTCAACTTCGTCTTCACCGTCGACGGCGTCGACCTGCTGGAGCAGCACCGCCGCAACATCGGCCTGTAACCCGCATAACCCACCCCCGATGCCGGCAGCGCTGCCCCGCAGCGTGCGCCGGCCCTTACACCCGAAGGAGCCCACCCATGGACAACGACAAGACCGAGCAGCCTAAAGGCGAAATTGCCGCCCCGGCCAAGAACCCCAACGAGGCCACCGTCGAGCTCGACACGCCCATCGTGCGCGGTACCCAGGAAATCACCGAAATCGTCCTGCGCAAGCCGAAAAGCGGCGAGCTGCGCGGCGTCGCCCTGGTCGACCTGCTGCAAATGGACGTGCTGGCCCTGCGCAAGGTGCTGCCGCGCATCACCACCCCCAGCCTGACCGATCACGAGATCGGCAACATGGACCCAGCCGACCTGGTCGACTGCGCGGGCAAGGTGGCGGCTTTTTTGCTCAAGAAGTCGGCGAGGGAAGCTGTCCTCGACGCGTAGACGACGCCATGGCGGATATCGCCATGGTCTTTCATTGGGGGCCGGCGGATATGGACCCGCTAGGCCTGGCAGAACTGATCGACTGGCGCGAAGAGGCCAGGAAGCGTTGGGAGCGGCAGCATGGCCAATGATTTGAAAATGGAGGTCATCCTCCAGGCGATTGACCGTGCCACCCGCCCCATTCGCGCCATCACCCAGGGCAGCATTGGCCTCGGCCGCGCCCTGAAAGACTCCCGCGACCAGCTCAAGGCCATGCAGGCCCAGCAGCGCGATATCAGCAGCTGGCGAACCCTGCGCACCGCTGCCGGCCAAACCGAGCAATCGCTCCAGCAAGCCCGCGACCGCGTCAAGGAACTCGGCCGCCAGATGGCCGCCAACGGCGTGCCCACGCGGCAGATGCAACGCGACCTGCAGGGCGCCATCCGTGCCGCCACCAACCTCAAGCGCGAACACCAGGAGCAACAAACCCAGCTCCAGGGCCTGCGCACCAAGCTCAATGCTGCCGGCATCAGCACCCGCAACCTGAGCACGCACGAGCGCGAGCTCCGCAACCGCATCGAGCACACCAACAAGAGCATCGCTGACCAGACGCGGCGCATGCAGGCGCTCGCCCAGCAGAACAAGCGCTTGGCCCAGGCACGCGCCCACTACGACAAAACCCAGCAGCTCGCCGGCAGCATGGCCGGTTCCGGCGCTGCTGGCCTGGCATCCGGTAGCGGCATTCTCTACGCCGGCGCGCGCCTGCTCGCGCCGGGGCTCGACTTCGACGCCAGTATGTCGAAGGTGCAATCGCTCGCCCGGCTGGACAAAAACAGCCCCGAGCTGGCCGCCCTGCGCGAACAGGCCCGCCAACTGGGGGCAAGCACCCAGTTCACCGCCGGCCAGTCCGCCGACGCCCAGGGCTTCCTGGCGATGGCCGGCTTCAACCCGAAGGCCATCCGCGCCGCGATGCCGGGCATGCTGTCGCTCGCCAAGGCGGGCGACAGCGAGCTTGCCGAAACTGCCGATATCGCCTCCAACATCCTCACCGGCTTCAACCTGCAAGCCAGCGACATGGGTCGCGTCGGTGACGTGCTGGTCGGCGCGTTCACCCGCTCCAACACAAACCTGCAGATGCTCGGCGAAACCATGAAGTACGTGGCGCCCGTTGCCGCCGGCGTGGGGCAAGACATCGAAACCATGGCCGCCATGGCCGGCAAGCTGGGCGACGCCGGCATCCAGGGCAGCATGGGCGGCACCGCCCTACGCGCCATCATCAGCCGCCTGGCCGCGCCGCCGAAGATGGCAGCCGACGCCCTCAATGAGCTCGGTATCAGCGCGAAAGACGCACAGGGCAACATGCGCGATATGCCCACCGTGCTGCAGGAGATTTACGAGAAAACCAAGGCCATGGGCGACGCCGAGCGCGCGGGCTTCCTCAAGGGCATCGCCGGCGAGGAAGCATTCAGCGGCCTGCAGGTCCTGGTGCAACAGGCAGGCAATGGCGAGCTGCAAAATTTCATCGGCATCCTGCGCGAAGCGCGTGGCGAGGCCGAGCAAACTGCCAAGGTCATGGCCGACAACATGCGCGGCGACCTGGACGCACTCAACAGCGCCTGGGAAGACCTCGGCATCCAGCTGCAAACCCAGCAGGACGGCCCACTGCGCAGCATCACCCAGGGCATCACCCGCGTTATCGGTGGCATCAAGACCTGGGTAGAACAAAACCCAGCGCTGGCCAGCCAGCTGGTGAAGATGGCCGCAGGCCTGGGGCTGATCATGGCCACCATGGGCGGCCTCACGCTGATGCTCGCCTCGATCCTCGGCCCCTTCGCCATGGTCCGCTACGGCATGATGCTGCTCGGCATCAAGAGCCTCGGCGCCGTCACCGCACTCAAGTCGGTCGGCAGCGTGCTGCTGTGGATAGGCCGCCTGGCCATGGCCAACCCAATCGGCCTGCTGATCACCGCCCTGGTGGTCGGCGCCGTGCTCATCTACAAGAACTGGGACGCCGTAAAGGCCTACCTGCTCGGCCTGTGGGCTGAACTGAAAGCGGGCTTCTCAGGCGGCATTGGCGATATCGCCAAGACCATCCTCAACTTCTCGCCGCTGGGCCTGTTCCACCGCGCCATGGCCGGCGTGCTCAGCTACTTCGGCGTAGACATCCCGGCGCGCTTTACCGACTTCGGCGGCATGCTTATCGACGGCCTGGTCAATGGCATCACCTCCAGCCTTGGCCGCGTGAAAGACGCCATCACCGGCGCCGGCGGCGCGACTATCGATTGGTTCAAGCAGAAGCTCGGCATTCACTCGCCCTCGCGCGTATTCGCCGAGCTGGGCGGCTTCACCATGCAGGGGCTGGAAAAGGGCCTGCTCAGCGGCCAGAGCGGCCCGCTCGGCGCCGTGCTCGGCCTGGGCAAGCAACTGGCCGCCGCCGGCGCCATCAGCTTCGGCGCGGCCGGCAGCGCTATCGCAATGGACAACCGCCCGCCCCTAGGCAGCCAGAGCGCACCCCGCGCCGCCCAGGTGCAACAAGCGGCGCCCATCCACATCAACGTGCACCCAGCGCCGGGCATGGACGAGCAGCAGCTCGCCCGCCTGGTGGCCATCGAAGTGGCCAAGATCCAGCGCGCCCAGCAAGCCCGCAGCCGCAGCGCACTGTCAGACCAGGAGTAACCGTTATGATGATGGCCCTCGGCATGTTCACCTTCGGCCTGCCAACCCTCGCCTACCAGGAGCTGCAGCGCACCACCGAATGGCGCCACGGCTCTACCAGTCGCATCGGTACCAACCCCGCCAGCCAGTTCCTGGGCCGGGGTGAAGACACCATCACCCTGCCCGGCACCCTGCTGCCTGGCCTGGTCGGCTCACCGCTCAGCCTCGACACCCTGCGGCTCATGGCCGACACCGGCAAAGCCTGGCCCCTGGTCGGCGGTACCGGCAAAATCTTCGGTGCCTGGGTCATCACCAGCATCAGCGAAACGCAGCAGATCTTCTTCGAAGACGGCACGCCCCGCCGCTACGAGTTCACCATCAACCTCAAGCGCATCGACGACGGCCGTACCGACATGCTCGGCAGCCTCACCGGCATCATCGGCGGCGCCCTGCGTGGCGCGCTCGGTGGCCTGCTGTGAGCATCCTGGGCCATGCCGGCCAGCTGCTCGAGCGCGCTGCCAGCGGCTACCGCGACCTAACCAGCTACGCCCGCCCCATCTGCCGCGTGGTGGTCAACGGCACCGACATCACCGATGTCATCCTCGGCGGCCAGGAGCCGCGCCTTGTCAGCATCGAGCTGACCGACAATCGCGGCCTGGAGGCGGACCAACTCGACATCACCCTCAGCGACCACGACGGCCTGCTCGCCATCCCGCCGCGCGGCGCCACCCTGCACCTGTGGCTTGGCTGGAGTGATACAGGGCTGATCGACAAAGGCACTTACACCGTCGACGAAACCGAGCACAGCGGCGCGCCGGACACCCTCAGCATTCGCGCCCGCAGCGCGGACTTGCGCGGCGGCCTCAAGGTGCGCCGGGAACGATCCTGGGACGCCACACCACTGGCCTTCATCATCAGCGCCATCGCTACCGCCTATGGCCTAACTCCGCTGGTCGGTGCCGGTCTGGCCGCCATCAACATCGCCCACCTCGACCAGGCCAACGAGTCAGACGCCAACCTGCTCAGCCGCCTCGGCCGCGAGCATGACGCCATCGCCACCATCAAGGCCGGCCGGCTGCTGTTCCTGCCCACCGGCAAAGCCACCACCGCCAGCGGCCTGGCCCTGCCCCACGTCACCCTCACCAGAGCAGACGGCGACCAACACCGCTTTCTGCAGGCCGACCGCGACGCCTACACCGGCGTCAAGGCCTACTACTACGACGTCAACAGCGCGGACAAAAAAGAGGCCATCGCCGGCGCCGGCGACAACCTCAAGGAACTGCGCCACAGCTACACCGACCAAGCCAGCGCCCTGCAGGCCGCGCGCGCCGAGTGGAAGCGCCTACAGCGCGGCACCGCCACGCTCAGCTACACCCTGGCCAAGGGCCGCCCCGAACTGATCCCCGACCAGACCTACAGCCTCACCGGCATCAAGGCCGAGATTGCCGCCATCGTCTGGCTCGGCGGCAACATCCGCCACAGCTTCACCCCGGACGCATTCACCACGTCCCTGGATCTGGAATCGCAATTGCCGGACGGCGACGATATCGCCGGCCTGGCCGACGAGTATGCCGGCTACACCGGCGTGCTGGCCTGGTACCGGGACGAGAAGACGGGGCAGCAGAAGAAGATCACAGCAGGTGACCAGACCAAGCCGAAGCGGCTGGCGCACCTGTATGCCAGCAAAACCAGTGCAGAGCGGGCGGTGAAGCGGGAGAGCAAGGAGCTTTATCTGCCGAAACCACTGCGCTAGAGTCATGCAAGATCATGCCGCACATGGAGTTAACGTATGGCTTTACCACCTGAGCTTGTAGACCTAGCCAAAAGTCTCCCTGAATTGGTAAAGGAGATATACGGTGATCTTGCAAAACCAGGTGTTCAGCAAGTTGGCAAAGCGATTGGCGGAGTACTAGGACTAGGCAATACCGTACTAATCCCTATACACCTTGCAAACGAGCGCTCTAGTATTTGGCTACGTCACAACCTTGAAAATTATAGAAAGCGCATGGAGGATGTTCCTCCAGAGAGTGTAACTCAGGCCGCCCCGGAGATTGCAATTCCAATCCTTGAGAAGCTTGCCTATGTTTCCAACGACGAACTTTCAAACATGTATGTAAATCTCCTAGCCAGTGCCTCGACATACGACGGCGCGAAGCATGCCCACCCAAGCTTCGCCAATATAATAAACAACCTTTCTCCAGACGAAGCATTAATCATTGACAAGCTTTCCATAAATAGAATTCCTTATCACTCCGTCAGGTTCGTCAATAAAGAGCATGGCTACATCACGTGCAATGATTTCTTGATTGATTTCAAACAAGCAAAGCTTACATACCCCGAAAACTGTCCTGCTTACTTCAGAAACCTTGCGGGACTGGGTTTGGTGGAGCTACATTTTGATACTTGGGTAGAGGATCCTTACTACGCACAAGAAGAGGCAAAGTGGCGACCCGAATTCGAAGTGGCTTTTAAAGGCGAAGGCTTGAGGTTCCACAGATGCTCTATTACCACGACACCACTAGGTCATATGCTACGAAATGCTTGCATTAATACAAAAGCCCAAAAAGCCCCGCACTAGCGGGGCTTCTTCTTTCACCTGGGCGAGTCTCGCGTCACCATGGCTTCGATCGCGCGGCGGATAAACGCCTGTTCACCCTGGTCAAGCTGGCGGTAGAACCGTAGCAATAGCCTTTCCTCTGGCGTTACCCACTCCTGCAAGGGCTGCGCCCCCTTAGCCTCGGGTTGACCGGCCGCAGCCTCTCGAACATCGCAACTCATCTGCATACTCCGTCATTGGCAGTTGTCTGCAGACCTTACCGCCACTCTGAAATATGCAAGCCCGCCAGCGGCTTGGCAGCCAGCTCCCCAGCGGGCAAACTGCCACCTTTTATTAAGGACGCTGCCCTAAAATGGATTTGCTTCAACAAGCCCAAGCCTTGATCGGCAGCCAGTACGCGCCGATATTCACCGCTGCGGTCACAGTGCTGTCGCTCGCCCCCAAGCTGATTGCACCACTGCTCAGCGCCTTCGAAGCACACGACAAACACTTCGTGCGTAAGCCGCTGGAGCGTCTGAAAGCGTTGCGCTCCAGCGTCGCTAAAAACCCAGATCTGTCCCAATACCTGGACACGTCGATCGAGCTGGAGGCGTTCCGCATTGCGTCAGGCGTTGCCACCAGCCGATCAAAGATGGAGTTTCTGCTGTCGCTGGATAAAGACGGCAACTGGACCAAGCCGCAGCTCCGTAGCCTGTGCCGGCACTTGGAAGTACCGGACGGCCGCGACAAACCAGAGATTGTTATTGGCGTCTTCGAGAAAATCGCGGCGATCTGGAGTGCTGTTGCAGCAATGATCATCGGTATATTGGGAGGGCTTTATTTCACAGTCTCGGTGTATCAATTCAGCCTCGGCGACTTCCTAACTGGAGCGCTCGCCTTTGCCGCATCCATTGCGTTCGGCCGCTTCATTGTGAGCGACTTCATCAGCTACCGAATTGCCCGGCGCGCCCAAGCCACGCTGGCCAGGCAACCACGCAAGACCTGACTCACTTCAACGCACCTCGGGCAAATCCCCCCACCGGCTGGTATAGCGCGGGGAACGCAGCTCCTGTTTCATTGACCACCCACCCAATGCTGGCACGCGCGCCAGGCGCACGGTACCGCGCCCCATGGTGTGGTTGATCCTGTCTAGCGTCGCCATCAGCTCCGCGCTACCCGGGCGGGGCGCCGGCGCGAACAGGTCAGTCTGTATCTGCCCAGGGCTGGCCAGGTTCATCAGCATCACCCCGGCCTTTTGGTACCGGTAGCCGTCGCGGTAAATGCTCTCCAGGCCGGCCAGCGCCGCCTGCACCAGATCACGCGAGTCATTGCTCGGCGGATGCAGTGGCACGCTAGCCGTGCGCGCGTAGCGCGGTTCGTCAGGGTTGAACACGCCGGTACGGATATACACCTGCAGCAGCTGGCACACATAGCCCTGCGCCCTCAGCTTCTCACCGGCCCGGCAGGCATAGGTGGCCACCGCCTCGCGCAGCGGCGCTAGCTCCGTCACCCGATTCGAGAACGAGCGGCTGCAGGTGATCATCTGTTTCGGCTCCGGCCCTTCGTCGAGGGCGAAGCACGGCTCGCCGCGCAGCTCACGAATGGTCTTCTCCAGCACAATCGAGAACTGCTTGCGCATGGTCTTGGCGTCCTGCTGCGCCAAATCCCATGCTGTTTTGATGCCCTGCGCGCCAAGGTGCGCCTGCAGCTTGCGCCCCACGCCCCACACCTCACACAGCGGCGCATCCTTCAGCAGCGCCGCCTGCTGCTCGGGCTTTGTCGCCACCACCACCCCGCTCTGGCTGCGCCGCTTCGCCGCCCAGTTGGCCAGCTTGGCCAGGGTTTTCGTGGTGCTGATGCCCACCCCAACCGGCATACCCGCCAGGCGCAGCACCTCGGCGCGCGCATGCCGGCCATAGGCAGCCAGCGGCCGGCCCAGCCCGGTGAGGTCGAGAAAGCATTCGTCGATCGAGTAAACCTCAATGCGCGGCGCCATCTCGCGCAGCACCGCCTGTACGCGGGCCGAGATATCGCCGTAGAGCGCGTAGTTGCTGCTGAACGCCAACACCCCGTGGTCGAGCACCAGGTCGCGGATCTTGAAGTACGGCTCGCCCATGCCAATGCCCAGCGCCTTGGCCTCATTGCTGCGGCTCACCACGCAACCGTCGTTATTGCTCAGCACTACGATGGGCAAGCTGCGCAGGTCCGGGCGGAATAGCCGCTCACAGCTCACGTAGAAGTTATTGCAGTCCACCAGGGCGAAAATCGGCATCACACACCCGGCAACCGGTGAATGCAGTTGGTCACCACGCCGAACACTTCCAGCTCTTCACCCTCGCCCAGGTGAATATCCGGGTAGGCCGGGTTAGCGGCATGCAGCACCGGCCGCCCCTCGTGGCTGCCCAGTTGCTTGCAGGTGAAAGCGCCATTCACCAGCGCCACCACCACCATGCCCACACGCGGAGTTATAGAGCGGTCGACCACCACGATATCGCCGTCGAAAATGCCCAGGTCGCGCATGCTGTCGCCCCGCACCCGCAGGAAGAACGTGGCCGCAGGGTGCTGCACGCACAGGTCATCCAACGAGAGATTGGCGTCTACATGGTCCTCAGCGGGGGAAGGAAAACCGGCCGAAACCCGGCACAGGAACAACGGCAAGGGCTGGCTGGGCCGCGCAAGGCGGCCGAGAAAGATAACGGACATGGTGGCACTCAATTAATGCTGTATACACATACAGTATAATCGAGAGCCTGGCCTGGCAACGCCAGCTGATGGGAGGTTAGCGACGAATAGGCCCGAGCACGTATCAGCAGGGGGTTGGCAAAAGCCCAAACCTTGCAGACACTTGACGGCACAAGGCCAGCACTCAAGGAACAACCATGACTGACGGAAAGTCCCTCGTTGAACTAGGCAAGCTCTCTCAACCTGCTACTACACTGATCGAAAAAATCTCAGACGCGATCGGCGTGTGGTATGAGCCTCGCAGAATGATCAAACAAGCCCAAGCTCAAGCTTACGTAGATTTAATAAAGTTCAATAGTGCACGACAGTTATCTGCTCTTGAGCAGCGAGCCATGGAAAGTTTCATAGCGAGGGAGGCCAAAAAACAAGACAACATCGAGCAAATCACCGCTACAGCCATAAACTCTCTAGATTCTGACTCTGCACCAGAAGAGATAAGCAATGACTGGCTAAACTACTTCTTTAGCAAATGCGAACACATTACAGAACCCGACATGCAACGAGTCTGGGGGGAAATTCTCGCTCGAAAGGCCAGCAGCGCAACTGAATACACCAAGAAAACGATTGAAGTTCTATCGATACTGGAGAGCACAGACGCAGAGACATTCGTTCGCTTTTGTTCCTACGCCGTGGAACTCAACGATACGCCCGAGCTTTTTATATTTGATACCGCATCCAATTTTTATCGAGAAAAGGATATTTATTTTGGCGTATCTCTGCACCTACAAACTCTAGGCTTGATTACATATTCTCGAGAGGGCTACTCGATAGACGTCTCAGCATATGTTAAAGATGACGAGAGCGATGAAGAACAACTCATACTTCCAGCGGAGTACTTTGGTCAAAAGTTAGAGATACTCATACCAAAGATCACCAAAGGATTGATAAATGATGACGTGGCGCTAAGTCATGGGCAAATAGGCCTTACTACCGCAGGATTGGAATTATTGTCCATATGTAACGCTAAGGCTGACCCCCACTTCCTAGCGCATTGGCGTCAGCTACTTAGGATGCGAGGATGGGATCTAATCCAGATTCTCTAAACGCCAAGAATCTAGTTCAGCGGGTCACCGATCAACACCGCCTTGCCGGTATCGCCCTCGCACTCCCCCTCACCGGGGCGCCATTCCAGCGTGGCGCCCTCGCCCACCAGGTCCACGCTCAGAAAGCGGTCCAGGCATTCGCCCATGCCATCCTCGTCGATAGCCTGCAGGCGCTGGTCATCCCAGGTCGTCACCTCGTAGTCGAACGCCTGCGCGGCCAGGTCCTCGCCCGTGTCGTGGTACAACAACGAGGCGTAGGCCTCCAGGCAAGTCTGCCGCTCACGGTTACAGATGATCTCCACCCCGGTGGTGGTGCCGTGGTCATAGCCTTCAACGGTGCGCCAGCCGCCCCAGATGATCAGGTTGTCACCCTGGGCAACGCGCAGCGGCGGGATGGTGGCGGTAGTGCGCTCAAGAGGCGCAGGGCTGACAAGCCAGATGGCCGCATAAGCGGCCACCAGGGCAGAAGCGAGGGCAACGGAGAGATAGCGAAGAATGGGCATGGCCGAACTCCTTTTCGTGGGTGGTGCCGTCCTGGCAAGTTCAGATTATAAAATTTAAAGCGTTGGAATTGCTTGGCCAACTCTCCCGAGCACACGAAATATACCGTGCCACTCACGCCTAGATTTTTAACCATAAGGCTTAGGCAGACTCATAACTACCTTTTACAGATAGCGCACAAGAATTAAAACCCTTGACTTACCTCTACGGCTGCCGACTTTTATTACATTAGCCTCAATTCTTCCGGCATTCATGAGATTGGCTATGCCACGTGAAAGGGCTTTGTTTACGTAACCAATTTTCCCCTCACGATGAACAATCATGACTGCATTACTATCCAGCTCATTCCCCGGTTCTGGCTCAAGTTGCACTGCGTCTCCCTCCGCAACTTTAGATACTTGATCCTGGTAGTAACCAGCTCCAGAGACCTCTATCACAAAATCAACAGGAGATTGAGCCCCAGCAAGGTCAGGGCACAACTCAAATGTATCACTAGCAAGCCTCGCCCCTGTGTAACCCAGCAACGAGAAATCGGATCCAGAGAAACCTACAGGAAGATTATACTGAGCCAGATACTCTCTATAATCCTCGCGCTTCCTTGGAGGCAGGCGCCTTACAAAAACATCTAACGCCCCAGGATAAGAGGTGTTAGAAGGATTTAAGGGAAACGCAGGAAAACCATTAAAGCCTTCATCAATCGCTGCGGTGAAATCCGGGCTTTTGCTGAGATAACGAAAAATCACGTCATCATCTGTTTTAATCAGTTCAGCAACAACTCGCCTATGCCTAGGGCGTGTATCGTCCGAATGATGCCAGACTAGAAGAAGTCGGGAAGGTTCAAATACGTGTTCAATGGTTCCCATGCAGCGCCTCCATAGCCAGCTGAATCCGGCGCAGGGTGAGGCGAAAGATAAAATCCGCCCGTTCTTGAGTGAGACTACCACCAAAGGGCATCTCCAGCGCTACACAATCTCTCAAAATCATATCGAATGCAGTCACATCAAAGGCTTTAATTTTCTTTACAAGCAAAGATCGCACCAATTTATTGTGCTCGTCGATGAAGCGCATTGACTCCACATGCCCTACACGCTCCAATCTATCCAAAGCAAATCGGATGTGGTGCTGACCTCGCAGTATGTAGCGATCAAGCGCCTCATCGTTCCACTTTGTAAACTTTCCAGGCAGAAGCTCATGCCCAAGACTTGTTCCATTATCAAACCATGGAGCAAAACTCCATACATGCTTATATTTTTGCCCTTTTCTTCTAGCGACACTTTTAGGCAGCGGTACAGCCTTGATTAAATGCCCCCAGTTATCTTGGTGTCGATCAGTGTTACCGATGACCGCATCAAACAGCATCATCGACCAAAACTCATAAATATAATTATCCCCGAAAACGGTCGAATTAAAACTATGAGCAGTCTGTAAATTGTGCTGAGTTCCTCGCTGCCGATCAAAGTCAGCAACTAACTTGTGAAAAAAGTTACCAGCAGCAAAAAATGAAGAAACACCTTCCTGATAAAACCACTCACTCAATGCGCCACAATGCCCACTTTCAGTATCAATCGCAGCATAAACAGGCGGAGCAGGCACATCCAAAAGTAACGCAATACGATAAGCAATTATTTCGGCCCAAAACTGTTCCACATAGCGACCAGACGACCGCTTGAACATGTATCGCCAGTCTGGCTTTATGTATTCTGGAGCACCCTCAGTAGGTGAAAAAATCGTGCGCTTGGGGCGGGCTCCTTCAGGATATGCTCCAGAAAATTCCTCGTCATCAGGCCACTCAGCAATATCGATTACAAAATCTTGAATCATTTCAGGATGCAATTCCCGAACACAACTTAATCCCCTGATCAATAACAGCCCCAACGCTGACTTTGGTGCCGGGAATCTGAGGGTTTTCACGCCACACCGCCTCAAGATCATCTAATCCCAAGGCGTTAGCCTTGCCTTTAGCGGCACCGTTTAACGGATACATACTACCCGACTCAGCATCCATCACCGTGACGGCGCGGCCCGCATGGCAGGCGACATAGCCCTCGTAGAAGGTAAACGGCCAGGCGTCGCCGAAATCCTCGGCGCTGATCAGGTCTTGCTGGGCGGCCATAGCCGAAAACGATAGGGCTCCGGCGATCGCCAGACCGATAACTTCCTTGAGCATTTGTTTATTCCTTCAACTCAACCAAACATGGCACGCTGCCAGGCGTCCTCACCTACGATGGCGATTGGCGTACCGGCATCACGCAATTCAACGGCCTTCATGATCTTCAAACCGTAACTGCTGTGGCGCCATTGTTCGTTACCAATCCTGCCTACAACGAGGTAGTGGATCTTCTTGCTCACCCCTCCGCCAATAATGCCGCCGCGCTCTTCAACTAGCCGCTGACACTCCTTGCGAGGGCCGTAAGCCATAGCTCCGGTGAACACGTACAGGCGTCCATCCCAAACAAGCTCAGGAACAGGGGCATTGAAGGGAAGATCATTAGCGCTTGCGAAGGTCTTGCCGGGCGTTGCCTTCGCCAATTCAAGACCACCAAATCTCTGAAGGATGCTCAGCAAGTCAGCCGATTCGTCAGCATCAAGTACCCCGTCGGCAAGCATGAGCTGCAGGCGCTGGTACAGAAGGTTGATCACGGGATCGTCGAGATGAGCCAAGTTGGCTTCTAGCCAGCTCTGAAGAAAACGTGCTTCCTCAATTGTGACCACACCATCAGCGGTAATACCCGCAGCTAAGCCTGCCAGGGCATCTGCTGCTCTACGGTCCATGCGCTGAGAATTGAAAAAACGGCTGTTCTCAAACTCGTTGTGGAGGTCCATCCCTGCATCCTCATCTTTTGCCTTACTTCTGATCGCCTCCGGCCATCGCGGCCAGTGCCGTAACCATCTTGTGGGTGTGCTGCCGGTCGCCCTCGGGCAACTGGCGATAGTGCTCGATCAAGTCGCTTTCGTCGCTATCAAGGCTGCTGCTGGGCTTCGGCGTGCGCTGGCCGGTGACCACATACAGCACGTCGACACCCTGCACTGCAACGGCAGCCAGATAGGCAGCGTCAGGGTAGCGCTCCCCTTTTTCGTAGTTGCCCTGGGCGTTCGCCTTAACCCCGCCCAGCTCACCGAAAGCGCCCTGGTTAAGGCCAAGGCGCTCCCGCTCTTCGCGCAGGCGCTCGCCAATTCCACTCATTTGGATAGAAAACCCCATTGACACCACTCATTTGAGTGGTAATCTGTGCGCCATTGAATGCTTTTGAATGGTTTTGAATGATGCACGCCATCCGCACCCCAGCACAAGCAAAGGCCTGGATCGAAAGCCAGGGCAAAACCGTCAAGGAATTTGCCGAAGCCAACGACCTTGATCTGCACACCACCTACCAGGTGCTCGCCGGCACCAAGAAAGGTAAGCGCGGTGAAGCCCACAAAGCCGCCGTCCTGCTCGGCATCAAGGAAGGCACGGTCGCACAGTAGTGCGCCCGGCCAATGGGGGAAACGAGAAGATGAAGCGCCCGATTCTTGATAGCCGCCGCCGCGCCGTGCTGGCCGTGGTTGCCGCCTTCCCAGGGGGCCGCGAGTGCGCTGCCGCCTGCCTGGGGCTGGACCTCAAGCAGCTGGACAACAAGCTGTACGAGAACCCCGGCCATCGCCCACTTACGGACGAGCAGGTGCGCCAGTTGGAGAAGGTCGCCGGCACCAGCTACCTGCCCGACTACATCACTGGTCTCTACAACGGCGTGTTTGTCGCCATGCCCGAGCCAGCCGACACGGACAACATCGACCTGCTGGCCCGCGCCATGGGTACGGCGGTCAAGCGCGGCAAGGTCGACGCGATGATCCTCAAGGCCCTGGAAGACGGGCAGATCGACGAAGCCGAGCTGGCCAGCATCATCACCGCCCACCGCCAGCACATCGCCGCGCGCCACGCCGAAGTGGGCGCCATCCTCGCCCTGCACAGGAAGCCCCAGCCATGACCACCAACAGCGGCGGTTACAAATGCCTCTGCCCGGCCTGCGGCAGCCGTATGCGCATCCGCAACAGCGAGTCGCAAACGCCCACCTTCAAGACCATGTACGCGCAGTGCTGCAACCTGGCGTGCGGCGCCACCTACACCGGCTCGCTCACCTGGGACTACGCGCTCAGCCCCAGCGGGCTGGACAAGCCGCGCATCAGCCTGCCGATCGCGCCCTCGGTGCAACGCATGCAGGCGCTGCGTGATAGCCAACCGAAGTGCGACCAACTCGACCTGCTCGATGCCATGGGGGCCACCGCATGAACACCGCTCAGCACCTACCGCATGACTACCGCAGCCAGATGCAGCGCCTGGCGTTGGCCTATGTGATCGACCACCAGGCCGAGCACCTGGGCGACCCAGAGCAGTTGGCAGAGCGCACCACCTGCCACCTGGTACACCAGCACGGCGTCCCCCTGTTCATGGCCCCGCGCCTGGTTGCGCTGGCCATCAGTGAGCTGCCCGGCACTGCCCCGCCGGCAGCCCTTCACCACCTGTAAACGCACCACCAAGCCCCTGCCCGCCTCGCGTGGGTAAGGGGAAGTTGCACCCAAAAGGAGGCCCAGCATGGCCGATGTGACCATCGAAATGACGCTCAGCACGCACCAGGCGCGGGCCTTCCTTCGTTACCAGCTCACCCAATACGAGGTTCTCATGGCCGAGGTCTGGCACTCCGACAAATACCGCACCGTGCCCGAGGGCATGCGTGGCCCGCGCGTGCTGCAGGATTACCCGCACATTGCCGGCTTGCATCGCACCATCCGCGCGCTGCGCAAGCAGCTGCAGGAGGCGCAGGCGTGAAAGCCATGGATAAAGCTGTGCGCCTGGAGGTGCTGAGCCGCCTGGAGCGCAATTACGGCCTGCAGCAGATGAAGGGCACGCCCTACCTGCGCAAGGGCACGTGCCCGGCTTGCGGCAAGAAGGAGCTGTATTCGCGCAGCGACGAGCCCTGGTTCATCAAGTGCGGCCGCGAGAGCAAGTGCGGCGAGCAGTGGCACGTCAAAGAGCTGTTCGAGGATCTGTTCGATGACTGGAGTAAGCGCTCGCCCGCCAGCGATGCCGAGCCCAACCGCACAGCAGACGACTACCTGAGCTTTGCCCGTGGCTTCGACCTGAGCCTGATCAAGGGCACCTACACCCAGGAAAACTACTGGGACCGCGACCTGGGCATCGGCTCGGCCACGGTGCGCTTCGCCCTGGAGCACGGCGGCTACTGGGAGCGGCTGATCGACCGGCCGCACCGCTTCGGCAAGAAGAAGGCGCGCTTCGCCACTGGCAAGTCACCCAAGGGCTATTGGTGGTGTCCGCCGGGTGTGGATCTGCTGGAGGTGAAAGAGCTGTGGATCGTCGAGGGCATCTTCGATGCCATCGCCCTGCTCCACCACGGCATTGTGGCGGTATCGGCCATGAGTTCGGGCGCCTTGGCCATTACATCGACCTTTGGCTCGATATCAAACGCAACGAAATGGCGCCGTCCGGGTTCCGCACTTACAAAAGCAAGGTAGAGACGCACATCCGGCCACGCTGGGGCGACGAACAAGCCGACGCCATCGACCACCTGCACCTGCAGGAGTGGGTACATAAAACGCTGATGCCATCCCTGCATAACCGCACGGTGCGCGAGATCGTCAGCCTGGTTAAGCAGATCTTCACCCTGTACCGGGCGCGTAATCGCTCAGCGCATGACCCGACCGAAGGCATCACCATCCGCCAGCCCGACCCGGATGAGGTCGACCCATTCGACCGTGAGGAAATCGACGCTATCCTCAGCACGCCCACGGACAAGATTCAGGAGCTGCACCTTGCGCAGTTCATGATATGGACGGGGCCGAGGGTGTCGGAGGCCATCGCGCTGGCCTGGGAGGACGTCGACCTCAAGGCCGGCACGGTGAGATTCCGCCGTGGCCAAGTGCGCGGCGTGTACAAGGTGACGAAAAACAGGCGATCCAACCGCGAGGTGCGCCTACTCAAGCCCGCGCTTCAGGCGCTGATGGCCCAGGCCATCCACACCCAGAAGTCGAAACCAGTGGAAGTCGAGATCCTGGATCGAGATAACAAGACCAGGAAGCGGCAGACGTTGCGCTTCGTGTTCCATTGCAGCAGCACTGGCGCTGCGCACAGCAGTTCGGACGCGTTGCTCAAGGGATTCTGGCGCCCGCACCTGGCAGCGGCCGACGTGCGGTACCGGGGGCCGAACAACTGCCGCCACACCTACGCCAGCCAGTTGCTCACCACCGGCGCGGTGACGCTGCAGTGGCTCAAGGATCAGATGGGGCACACGACCATTGCCATGCTTGAACGCCATTACGGCAAGTACATCAGCAAGGACGGTCCGGACATGATCCCGCTCCTGGAGCACGCACTAAAGCTCTGA